CAGTTGGGTGGAGTTTTACTAGGCCCTGTTGGATTGTTAGGTGGTTTGGTTGGGAGTAAAAAAGCGGTATTTATTTGCTTGAAATGTGGCAATCAATTTGAAAAGTAAAAAAAATTATACAATTGTTGATTCAATTCAACAATAACCCTTCATAAGTAGGTGTGGAAAAATACAAGGGGGAATTAACTATGGATGCGCCTCGAACACAGTGTCAAGATTGTGGTAATATCTTTGATTACAAGATACCGCGTTGTCCAAAGTGTGGATCAAACAAGCGGATGGGTGTAATTAATATTAATACAACACCTATTTTACTCGATAAGAATTATAGATTGTCTGGGTTAGCCATTGCTTTTGTTGTCGGAACAATTTTAGATCTAATATTACTTTTTACTGATAGTATTGATTCTGTTTGGTTCTTCATACTTATGCCACCAGTATTAATAGTAATTGGGTATTATTTGGGCTTAATGCTTGATAAGAGCTATAAGAACAGCAACCAATATCAGGAAGATTTAAAAATTCAAAAGCAACACGAAAAAAATACAGAAGAATTTAACCGTAGAATATCTGAAATATCTGAAGCAAATAAAATCAAATACGAACTTCCTAAAAATACCCGTGATTACAAAGAAGTTTCCTATTTGCGAGGACACCCTGAATTTAGTAGCCAAATGAGATTTTTTGTATGGATAAAAGATAATAACTTACACTTAGTAGATTCTAATTTAGGGTCAAAATGTAAGGGTGGAGTGAAAATATCCCTGGACAACATTAAAAGTTTTACTAGAAAAGGAGACATCCGAACAGAGACAAGGGTAACTGGTGGCGGTGGAGGTGGTAGCTCCATAAAAGGAGCAGTTATAGGTGAAGTAATTGCAGGGCCAGCAGGTGCAATTATCGGAAGTCGTAAAAAGAATGAAGCTATTAAGACAGAGAATGTTGTTATTGATGAACGTCAAACAATTATGGAAATCGATTATAATGGCGAACGCAAATTTTTATTCTTTGATTCAAAAGCATACGATGCGTTCTTGCACATGATACCAGATAAAGAAATTAGTTTTGTAATTAGCAACAATGAAATTAATGCAACATCTCCTATTACTACTTCCTTGTAATTGTTTTCACCAAAGGAATGTCCAAGGTGGGGTATATACTTGTGTGTGGGAGTAAAATTGAGGGAGGTATCTATGAAAAAGAATCATAAGATTTTAGTTTCAATTGGAATTGTTATATTATTAGTTATTGTCACAGTAGGGGTAGTTTTCCAAGTAAACAAAGGGAAAAGTTACGCAACTGCAATTAGTTTTATCAAAGTTGGACAATGGTTTGAAGCAAATGAAGTTCTTTACAATTTAAATGGGTATAAAAATACAGACATTCTACTTGAATATACTGATGTATTGAGAATAATATCAGAAGAAAATCCTTCACCGGATTATGTTTTGAATTACTATTTTAGTACAATCCCAGAGAATTACAAAGGTGATCTATCAAAGGAGATCAACGAACACCGAGCGCAATTAAAACAGAAAGCCGATGCTGTAAAACAGAAAGAAATAGATCCAGAACAACAAAAGTATAACTCAGGTATTAATTACCTAAATAGCGGTGATTATAATAAAGCAGGTAATATTTTCTATGAATTATCCCACGATAATCAAGGTCAATATTTAAATCCACCATATAAAGACAGCGTTCAAAAAATAAGTTTATCTTGGGGATTATTTCACTACCAAGAATGGTTGAATGGCAACAAATCTGATGAAGAAAAGGCCAAAAGTGCCGCACTATCACTGTATTATGCTGAAAAAACACAGTCATCGTTTACGAACTACTCAAGTTCGGTAAATGAACTATGGAAACAGGCAAAAATTGACTTAAAGAATTACTGGCAGTATGCAGAAGAAGCTTATATTAAAGACCAAAAGATATTGGAGTATAAGTCTAAACCAGAACCAAGGATTGGAATGACAGCAAATGAAGTAATAAATTCACGTTGGGGGAAACCAACTAAAGTTAACAAAACGACTACTGCATACAGTGTAAGTGAGCAATGGGTTTATAGTTCTAGTAGATATGTCTATCTCAAAGATGGCATTGTTGAAGCTATTCAGGATTAAGTTCATTAAGGCAAAAAACAAATCGAGTGATATGTTTTATTGACACCACGGAATTTCGGTTTATCATCCTGAGAAAGTGATTATTTTTTTGAACGTGTAAAATTGAACTAACTATGGAAGGTAAAAGTCGCAAAGGGGTATCCATACAGCCCCAATACTCCCATTAAAACTAAAATTTGATGTCCTTCAGTGGTGGAATATACCCACCTAAATGATAATGGTTATCTATTAGAGCATTATTGTCAATAGAGTATATTCCGTTTATACCCTCAAACCCGCTCATACCAAGGGATACACCTATTATGGCGAATGTTACATAATACAGTTGTGTAACATTCATATTCATATGAGCATAGGAGGGGTTGATTTGACACATCCGAATCTGCATTGTGCAACTTACTCTACCCTACCATTAATTTGACGCACCCTTGTACATATTTGTGCTACTTCCTGACACCAGTCTGCTAGTGCATCGTATTGTGCTATCCACTAGCATTATCATCCACTCTCAATTAGATGCGCTAACTGAGAATGATATAACATGCGCGATTTTGGTGAACAATTACATCAATCCCAATCCCCTACTCCCATGCCACTTTCAGGTCAACACTATATATAGTATCTAAATCAATTACTTACCACTAGATGTAGTGTCACTTAAATCTTTAACCTTATTCTCATCTATATTCACATTATCAATAGTACCATCTGTAGCACTACTATTATCCTTAGCCTTCAATCCCTCTGCCTTAATTCTTTCCAACTCCATAGCAACATCATAGACCATAGGACACTTTTCAATTGTACTCTGCAAACTAATAGCATTCATTTCTCTTAATGTCTTTAAATTATCTATCACATCTTTCTGATTCATTGGTCTGCTATACTCAAATACTACATCTAAAGCATTAGAATCTATCACTGTTCCCTTTGCCCTTAGTAATGTTTCTATTGCCTTAAACCTTTGTTCTATGCCCTGCCTTATGTACATCTCATTCATTCCTGCCCTCAGATCAGCCAAACTGAACAATAATTTAATACTCACTTCTGAGAGGTTGCTGACATCACTATTTCCAACTGCAACCCCTGGAACACTGGCAATATTCAATAATGAAGAATAAAGAATCTTCCAAACACTTTCAAAGGATTGATAGTCCAATTTCCCTGAAGCAAAATCAAAACTTCCACCATCATCCAACTGCAAGCCATTCCCCACAAGCGTAGAACTAATTCCACCTTCTCCATTCTTACCTATGCCTAACTTCTGGCCTACAATTATCGGTAGAGGATTTATAAACTTATAGATGCTGTCCGTATATTTGCTAATCAAGTCCTCTAAATTGTCGATAAGATTCACATAGTCCTCTAAATCACTTCTACCTGCTGTCTCATCCAATTCATTCTTGTTTTTATAAATGATCGGCAACCCTGATGGATTAGAATACTCACCTCTTAAACTAATATCTCCACCAAAGTCATCATACTTCTTAACGCTATTCTCATCAAAAACATTCCAGTAACTCACATTCATGATGCTGGTAAAGTATTCTACAAATCCAATGTACTCATTATGGTCATTGTAAACTGGATAAGAATCTTCCGGATTAATCAATTTGCTCTGTATGCTACCATCCTTATCGACGAATACATACTCAACCACACTTCCATACTTACAGACTTTATCTAAAATATCCCAATCAATCTTATTGTAATGACCTTTCTTGTAAACATCCTTCATGATCGGCACACTGGCTTCATCCCCTGATATAGTCACTGGGTTCTTCAACAAATATGAGGTACTAAAATTTAAGATCGTTTTTGCATAGTTCAAAACAATTGTACGAGGATGAAACTCTTTACCGTTCCACATCTCTGTACTCTTATTCAATATTGCATGTTGCCCACTCAAATACTCCTTAATGTTTATGATGTTCATTATTCTCTCTTGATTGCTGGATACATAAGGCACACCACTTTGATGATTGATATTTACATGAGCATTAGAGTAATTAGTAAACTTGATAAACCAATTACTATCGCCATCATAATATCTGTCAACATATTCTTTTAGATTCATTTCCTATTCCCCTTTCTAAACCTGATCCACTTATTGTTTGTCTTAGAGATACCACTTCCCGCATTTAAGCCCCTGAACTGCCAAGGCACTAGCAATGACTAAATCATCATGGAAATCATCCCCACGCTTATTACTCGTCTTACCATCACTCTCAACATAAATCTTCATTTCATCAAGAGTTGAATTATCATTGATCAAAATTAGATTCTTCTCAAATTGCTCTTTAAAATCTTGAACTAATCTCGGTTTACTTACTGCTGTAGTAATCCATCCGACCATATACTTTTTCTTACCACGCTCATCAAATGACTTCATCTTGTACATGTTCAAATACTGTCTTTCATTCCTTAGTTTCTCAATGACTGATTGCCCAAAAGAATTCTTCTCAACCACAAGAAAAGCATAATTAAAGAGCATCCCAATGTCATAAACAATATCAGCGAACTTATAGATTGGGATTTTATTGTCCATAAATACAGTGACTTGTTCACCCTCTGAATCAAATATTGAACAGGTGGAGTTATCACCTCCGTTGCCCGATGCAGTATCTACACCCGCATAATATCTCTGTCCTGGCTTAATATTTTTGAACATATAAAAACCCTTGCCATAGTAAGATGCAAGGGAATCAGGGAGAACTGTATTTAATTCATCTTTCTTCAGTGGAGGTAATAGATTCATTACCCTATTATTGATTGCCTGTTCATTAAATATTGATCGACTGGTGGCTCGGAAGGACTCTTCTGGTGTAAAGGGGAACTCTTGCTGGAAATCCTCCAATGCCATATCTTGTAATTTCCACCTTCGCCACATAATCATCTTCAAACTAACTTTTGCATTATATAAAGGCAATTCGTCTTTCTCTAATCCTTCTGGTGTAAGTCTATGATTATGATTATTGGCCTTGAACCAATCCTCTGCTATGTTCAACTCATGCTTAAACTGGCTTATAGTTGCGCTCGATGTCCACGGATAAAAAAACGCTTTATACCTTGATTCTTTGTTTTTATATGACTTAGTAAATAATTTTTGATAGTGATTATATCCGTTAGAAGTTGTTTCCAGAACTATTTTACTGTCCATATTCTTCGCCAAAGCCTGTTCCAAACTAACCAATGAATCCTTTTGTTGATCATCAGGATAGAAAGCAAACTCCGACAAATGAACATATTGTAAATTCATACCTCGACCTAAACTCTTAGTACCTGCTGTCTTAACCATAACCTTAGAACCATTCTCCAAGAATAATTCCATTCTATTTGAACGCTTTTCTTTAGGTTTATATTTGTCTGGAATTTCTGCATAAATCATCTTTAATTTTTCAAATAATGCCTGTGTACTCTCAACATTGTAACTCACCATCATAGTATTAGTGTTCGGTCTGGTACAAACAAGCCAAAGACAATAAATCATCATCAGGGTACTGAATCCCAATTGCCTTGATTTTGCTATAATATTGAACTTATCCATGTCATTAAAGAATTCTATTTGTTGTTCATTTGGAACAAACTTAACCAAATCTCCATTGTTGTCGATGATTTTAATGAAGTTCTTAGCCCATAGAAAGAAATCAGCATTTATCTTTATTATCTTTGTTTCCGGTTTCATGCTCATAATTCAAGATCATCATCTTCATCTTCAACCAATTTCCCATCTTGCTGCGAATTCTGCTTTATGCTTGTTTGGATTGCCTTTTGTAATTTCAAAACCGTATCAACTGCCTTGCCATCACCTTTTTTCGCCTTATCGCAAACTACATTGTAAATTTCTATCAAATCGTTGGCTGCCTGACTCATTATGTATAAATTTACTAGGTGCTGATACTCGGCAGTCTTTTCCCATGCTTCATATGTTGCTTTTGATCTGATTTGATCTGTCTTCATCAAACTTTCTAACGTTCGGTCATTAAACTCTCTACCTCTAGTGCTAAGTTTAAATTTCCATCTAAAGTAGCGTTTATATTTAAGATTTGTCCTGGCTAAGGTTTCGTCAAGCGTCATTTGTGATCATCCTCCTCCTATATATTTTTTAATATTATTACAAAGATTTATTGATACTTAATCTCTGATTATTGGCTTTTTTAAATTACTATTTATTGTTTATGATTTGTTTGTATTTTTTCACAAAATAGTCATTCATGTTCGCCCTACCATTCTCATAAAGTGAGAGCAGAGGAACGCTACATCCAAGCACTAAAGCAATTTCTTTTAATTTTATGTTCTTATATTTTCTTTCGATAGCGAATGCCTGTCTATCGCTAAACTCCCTTGTAATAAGCATTTCAATCAATTCCTTTTAATAAGTTTAATAAAAAAGGGTAATAATCCTCTATTATCCTTGCAATTGCCACATTCTATCGAAGGAATGGCGACTACATTAAAAAGAGAGAATTATTACCCTTTTATTATGAAGATAACCTTGAATTAAGCTACTTTTATCGAAGGTACACGATGATAATAAGAGGAGGATGGAATTCCACCACCCTCCTCTTATTTACCTTAAATTTCTGCCTTTGTAAAAACTGCAAGAGCTTTTTGATTCAACATCTTGAGAGTCAATTCACTCACAATATGACCATTGATACTGTCACCAGTTTTTGCTAACATAGCGAACTCTGGCTGTCTTAGATAGGCAATTTTGAGGAAAGAAGGGTCAAACATAGCAATTTTATCAACCGGCATGTGTCTGTTCAAGATCAGTTTGAGCGTACCATAATTAGTTTGGATACTGGAAACGATCAAACCAAAAAGAGATTCCTGAGCGATATAGGAATACTTTCCATCATACAAAGCATCAATCTCCTCTTTTAGTGCGGAATTCACCATACCAACATACTGACCTGTAGAGAGTCCGCTTTCCCATAATTTGCTAAGAGTTTCCTTAATTTTGGCTTCTGTAACAGTAGCATTTGAAACAGAATTCTCCACTGTTGCAAAGGAAAGCAAGCCATCCATTTTGCGAACAAAAGGCGTAAGGGAACCATCTTTTCTGACTCCATTGATTAAGGACTTCTCAATATTGATTTTCATTTCAACCAAGCGATCATTGATTTCCTCAGCAAAGAGATTAGCAACCCCTGTAATTACACTTGCTTCAACTGTGCCTGAGATACTAACTGCCTTTTTAAAGATTTCACAAACATTGTTTTTCTCTGCACGTACTGATTGAGTAAATACAGTCGTCTCGCTGCCCTCCACTTGGCTAATATCCGCAGTAGCGTCTAATGCCTTTTCGCGCCAAGTAACGATCTTAGCACCTGTTGCTTCAAAACCCTTACCTAAAATAAGACTGGTTAACGGAGTATCTTGTGGGGAAATTAAAGTAATCTCCTTGGTTAAGTTGATATTTTCCAATGCTGTAAATGAAGTTGTGTTAATCATTATTAATTCCTTCTTTCTTTTTTTGTTTTATTACTATTACTTGAATAATTTAGACAACTTATTGCCTATCATGGATTGAGTGTCGCCCTTTTTCTCTGCCTGGGCATAAGCATCTGTTTGTTTATGGCCTTCAGGGATATAGGAATTATTAAGTTTCTTTGCTTCCATAATGGAATTGAATTTCGAGATACCTATATCTAAATCTTCGATGGAATTACCATTAAAGAATTCAGCAAAATCAGATAGACCTTTCTCCTTAATATGGAGGGTTTTCTCCTTGTTCCACAATTCTAATTCCTTAGCTTCTATTGCTATTTCCTTGTCTGATTTGACAATTGGCTTCAAGGATTGTATTTCTGTTTGTAATGGCACCAATTCCTCAGCCACCCATTTCCCTTTTGCTTCTGCCATTTGTGTATCAATAAAAATTTGTTGTTCTTCTGTAAAATCCATTTAATTAATCCTCCTTCGTATTTTTACAAATTATTAAATCTTCAAGGGAATTTGCGCCCTCATAAACTGAACCATTTTTCTCCAATTGTTCCATTAACCTTACACCATGTAACCCCCCTCCTTAACCATAATTACAACAACCTTTTTATGGACTTTATGTGAAGAATGCATGAATAAACACATTAAGCCTGACAAAGAACTAAACTTTCGTCTAATTTTATTTTTTCTGTATTTTTCGTGTGTTCTATCTCTTCCGAAACAACTTCATTATTATGCAATTTGTTATCTACTTGATAATCTAAAGGAATTTCAAGCTTTGCCCAACGTTTATTATTTTTTATTGAACTAATCATACTGGGACTTTTACCAAACAAATCACTAATTTGTTTATTTGTCATTTTTCCATCTCTTAAAGCTACTTTTATTTGGACAATAGTAGTCGTTTCGGTCTTACACATTGGATTTCCAGTCCCACTATTTACTTCACTCAATTTGTCTTTAAAGTTTTTAGCTCTTAATCCAGTTTTAATATCCTTTTTGTAATTGTTAATATCATTTAAATTGAAAATTGTATCTTTAAAAACATCCTTATAATGGTCTTCTCTTTCATTTAATTCTCTGACCAAACATCTTTCAAGTTCTACAAACTCAAATGCATTTTGACCGAATTCATCAAAAAGTTGTTGTAATTGTGGAATATGTGTACCATTACGGAGTCTAGACAGGTGATTCGATTTCCTAGAATTGTAAATGTCCTTACTAGATCCTACATATCTCACAACTCCTTTCACAACCCAGGCATAAATACCAGTTACACGATTTTTACTATTTGTCATTATTCTCACTACTCGCTTCCATTTTTTCCAGATAAACCTTTTCCGACTATCTGCTTTTAGATATAAAAAAGGCACCCAATCACTGAGTGCCAAATTACTATTTTTTATTTATAATCATTCATATCTTTCTTAAATCTCACCTTGATATAACCATCCTGTTTATAGACTCCAATACAGCCCTCATTGGCTAAAAATTCCATTAAAGTAACTGTGCTAGAAAATTCAGCCTCCTTGCATTCATCACCAACTAATAATGCTTTATCTCCAGAAAATGAAATTGTGTATGAACCTTGAATTAAATAATTATTGAATTTTTGCATATTTATTACCTCTTTCATCTTGTTTATATTTTGAGAATTAAATGGGAACAGCACTCAGCCACTCCCTTGTTTTATCATAAATACATAAACTCAGCCTGTTCTATCGGATAATTGCTGAACAAAAAAACAGAGCAGTCATTCCTCAACAACCTTGCTCTGCCCACGGCTTGCTCCAATTCACTTTCTATTAACCATAGTTGTATGTCTCTTAGATTTTCATCAACATAAGTCATAAACCAGAATTTGAAATTGTTTCGCTCAATTTCCTGATATTTCATCTCATCGTTCGTTATGTCAATATTAAGACCTAGAGAAAATATTTTATATACTATCTCATTTAAGTGCGGTGTTCCGACAACCGATATATCTTTCCCCTCGTAGCAATTATGTCCTTCAGTGTTCCCATAGTTCAAATCATTTTCATTGAGCTTATAAGCCTTAAAAGTAATCATTGGTATATCACCGACTATTTCCTTTATTTTATTGAATGATTCCTTATCATTTTTCAGACAATCCCGACTATAACTTTTCTGTGGGTACTGAATTAGTTTTCCTTTATATTTAGCCTGTTTGCAATAATGAAATACCACCTTGTCGCCAAACATTCTCTTATAGACACTTTCATCTGCTGTAGCACTCAAGATAATAATTTTTTTATCTGGTAGATTCATTTTTATAAGATATCGAATCATATCACTATCGCTGGAAAAACCCTTAATCCCCATTTTTTCCTTGTCTGGATTATATCGATAAGCTACTATACACTTTAAAAAACCCACTACATTACTATTAATTTCACTACCATGCATGGCAATTTGCGTTTCAAAGTTTTCCATGTTTTCTAGAGAAATTGGTTTTGTCTTAATTAATGTCTGGTAGTCATTTTTGGAAAATATTTCATTGAATTTATTATCCACTTCATTTTTATCAACCCAAGATATGTACTTTAATTTACTGATTTTCAGCAGATCCTTAACACTTACTATTTTAACCTGTAGTAGCGTCTTTATAATATCCTCATCGATTATTATGTCGTGGTTCTGGATTTGCTCATCATTGAAATATAAAAGTCTTGAGTGAGTTGTTATTATATGTCCTGGGTATTTATTAACTAATTCCATTTGATTAATATATTCAATCAGTTTTGTAAGACCCTTTCCCTCGGCAACTGTTCTGATATATTTTCCTGCCATCAAAGCAGTACCTATAGAGTATAATCGCTCGATCTCTTGCTTTATATCATCTGGTATGTCTGACGGAAGAGTAGGTGTTTTCATTACGTTTATACCTTTTTCGATGCATTTATCATATATTTCTTCTTTTAGTTTATTTGTAGGAACAGGTACAATACATGGTCTAACCGCTTTTTTAAGGTAATTTATGTAAGTGTAAGATTTGCCAGCGCCTGTTTGGCTCTTAATTACATGTATTTTATTGTCCATGTTTGATTGGCATTTTTCGAATGTATCCTGCAAATCCTTTTCAGCTTCTGATAGAGACACATACTTAGTTTTATTAGATAATTCAACAATTGTGTTCCTTTTTGTTTTAGCTGTCAGTATCATATTTTTAGCATGATTGCACTCATTGGCATAGGGGCAGAAATTAATGCACTGTTGGGGTATGTAATCTTGTTTCTGGATATAATTTACATAATATCCCCAATCTCTATCTGTATAACTTTCATATTTTTCATTGAATTCATTTGATATTACCCTAATGAAAGCGTCTCCTCCACCTTTTATTTGACATAAATTAGTGGCCATCCCAAAAAGCTCATTATGATAACACCATCTTTCTCCTCTAGCAAACTCACTAAATAATTTACAACTATTCATTAGCTCACTGAAGTCAAAGTTCCTTAGTAGATCTCTCTTACCAGTTTTAGTATTAATAACTTCATAAACAACAACTTGTTCTTTTCCCTCTTTTGTCTTTACAGTTTTAGTCTTCTTTATTTTTTCTGTCAAATAAATTGCATAATATAATTTTTCTTCTTCTTTCAAAAAGTGAAATTTGGGGGGCAACACCTTTAATATAATAATAGGAGTTGCCCCTGAGATTTCACTTTTTGAACACTCATTTATTATTTCTACTCTTGGATAACCATTTTTAAGCTCAATACCTACTTTTTGAGCATATGATTCTACCAATCTCAAATAATTTATCTTATCTCTATCTCGATAATACTCTACTAAAGCTAACATCAGATCACTTATATTGAATGTAGCAGTATTAACATTTTCATTAGTAAATATGATTCCTTTACCGCCAAAGAATAAACGAGAACAATCTTTACAGGATGGATCACATTCGGGAAATATCTCCATTAGAGCAATCTGTATTACTTTTGCTAATTTTGCATCAGTAATTTCAATATCATTACACAAAACCACTCTGAATTTACTTCTATTAATACTTGAGAATGTCTCGTAAGCAAATACAATAGGTAGTCTATATTTAACCGCTCTGCTTTGTACTTCTTCCCACGTTATTCCAGTATCGAAATCCAATCCAAATATCTGTTGACTTTTGAAATTAACAATTCTTCTATGGCCTTCGCTGAATGCACCAGGACACCAACTAACTCCAAGATCTCCTACTACATGCGGAAGTTTTTCTATTTTATCGTAACATGGATATGATGCAATCCTCTTGCTTATTCTCCAAGTTGCATCTTCATCGGGTTTCTTTGTGAATTCCTTAGTGTCAACGCTTAAAGTAACTCTCAAAGAATCATCTAAAACTTCATCTTCTACTACATTGGTCAAGTAGTTCATCACCCCCTTTCTTTTGTGTTTGCCTTATCAAATTAGGCTATTGTTGAGAACTCTTTGATTGATTCCTTTAGTCCGTCACAATCAATAAATATAAAAACTGTTCTATCCGAATTATCCTTATTGGGTTTAATATCTATGATTTGATATCCTTGTTTTAATAAATGTCTGGCTAATTTTGCTGTGAATATTAATTTCACATCGTTTTTCAATAGGTTCATCCTTTCTTTTGTTGAATAATTGAATAGGAGAGAGTGCCTGAAACTCAAGCACTCTTCAAAGGATTAAATAAATAATGATAATATAAACAATCCACTGGCTAGATGGATGGTTATTAAAAAGAATCCGGCACTATGACTAACGCTGGTCGGTGTGCCTTCGCCATGACATTCTCATCATGGATAGCACCTGTCCCATTTAAAGAGGCGGGTATCGACCTGACGACACGTGGTGCGGACGGCTGCCTAATGAGTTGAAATAAATTAGGACTAGAAAATATGTTAATATCCAACTCAACTTACTGAAGGTTGGACGAATAACCTGAGTTAATGCGTTTCTCGTATTCGATCATAGAGGTATATGGTACTGCCATCCTCATGGGTAAAGGTGAAGCATTCGTAATTTTCTTCAAGATTTATCCCAAATAGTTCTTCCTCAGAATATTGTTTTGTTTGCATTTATAAACTCCCCTTATCATCTTTATTTTGTTTTGTAGTCTTTCATCTTTGTGAGATGTCTTGCTATATTGTCTGGAATATATCTCCGTTTATTCGCCTTTTTTCTTCCTCTATTTGTGACGACCAGATCCATAATGTTACCCTGAACTGGCTTCAGATAGCCCTGTTTGATGAGCCATTCCATTTCCTGTTTATTTACTCGCTGCAATGTATTTTGAAACTCCTTTTAGAATAATTATTTCTTGTTGTATATGACGTATCGACCAAACGCCTTATTGACGTAATACTTACTTTATGTTATTGTAATTGTATCTGACTATTTAATTTTTACTTAAAAAAATATGATTACCATTGATTAGCCTATCGATCTTTTCCAACTTATCTTGGGCTATATCTCTTTGACTACTCAAAAACAAAGAAATAGTGACATCAGATAAATCAACTTTTTTGGCAATAAACTTATTTTTGACTCCAAATTCCTTTAAATAGTTAATCAGATCTTTTCTCACTCTATCATTACTTAACATTACATTTATCACCTCGTTTATTTATATAATTTACTTGTAGTAAAATTTACAATAATTGATTCTCTTCCTATATTAAGATTTGCACAATACCCTTAAAAGTGCTTTATAGCTTTACTTTTAAGGGTATTGCTCTATCAATTTATTTGAGGTTAATATTTTGTTACCATTTAATTAATCTTTTTACATCTCTTATTGCATTATAGCTTGTAATTGTCTTCTTTTTGCCTGTAGGTGCTACTGAATTTAATATCCTACACTTTAACTCCACACGACCTTTTATAACGTTTTCTAACTTTATGACTTCATTTTTGACCAAAGCCTTCATATGTGCTTCGAAATCTCTATCATTTATGCCTGATATTTTTCTGATCTGATTCTTATTCAATGCATTTCGTTTACCATCATAGATTACAAAATCCTCCCCATACGCTTTACAAAATTTATCTATAATCAGTAATGAGATTGCCAAGTCTCTTTCGCCTGACCCCTTTACATTGTCTTTAATAAAATCTAGTTCACTAGCGTAGAAGGTCACTTTCTTGAGTTCATCTGGTTTCTCTACTTCAAACATTTTTATATATGCTTCTTTACTACTTTTCCTAATTTTATCCATCTTGCCCTTCAGTTTGGCAACCCTGGCGTTAATTATCTCTACATCTTCCTCTTTAAATTTTGTCTCTTTACCTTTTAATCTTTTGTTTAACGCCTTGCCGAACAAGTTCCATAGGATTGATTTATCTGGGTTATGTAACCCAAAGTTCTTATCTACATAAAAAGCATAAACCAAGTAATCAATAAGTTTATTTTTGTCGTTGCAAATTTGTAATAGTTCAGTCATGCAATAGCTATAAAATATTCTATAACTATAACTTTGCTCCATCTTCTTATCCTTGTTGCAGTCACCGTTAGCATCATAAACATTAGTTTTTGCAATACAATCACTATCTGCTTTGAGAGATTTTAGTTTTTTAACAATATCAGGGTATGTAGCATTATTTATGTTTCTTTTTACATCATCCATCATTTTAGAAATATCTATCGGAGCAGTAGATGCCACAAACTCAATACCCTTTATTTCTTTCCGCATATGATGATAGAGTCTATTCATAGTACAATCCACATCAGAAAATAATTCCATTTCATCTTCCCCTAATAACCTACAAGTCTTTTTAAGTTTTTTCTCTTCTTTTGCCTTCTTCTTATCGATGACTTTCATGAATATTGGCTTCTTGATCTCATTATCTCTAATATAATTACTGATTTCAGTGGGGATCTTTGCTTTGATGCCTGTTTTGACAAAATCTATTGTAAGGCTCCCAATCACGGACATTATTTTTATGTAGTCACTTACTAATTCTGTCTGTTCAATTGACCAAAGCTTACTTATCTCATTAATTACTCGACCTATGTTGTTGCCCATGCCACGGACATCTGTTTTGATTATTTCATCCATATCATTAATTTTATGTGGTTGTTTTTCTTTGTCTACTTTTTCTTGGTCTTCAATGAAAGCAATTGTATTTGATTTATTATCATTAATATGATTAATGATAACTCTTGAGGAATTTGTCAAAATATGGTCTCCATCATAGTCTGCTGAGTTTAATTTTAATGCTAAAGTGTCATACATCGAAGTGACTATGCCTTCACTCATGTATTTTAGGTAGTTACATTCTGGATCAACAACATTTGCAATATGATGCTCCTGTGCAACATGGGGGAATCTGATAATACTGATCTGATTTTGTTTTCTATCGAGCCAGTATTTACTATACACTTCATCCTTCTCTAAGCATCCCTTTACTGGTAATCCAAAGGCATGTTCCGCAAGTCCTACGATATCGCAAATCAATGTTTGGTAATTTCCAAAAACACTGACAGCTCCCTTTAAAGTTCGCTCTTTAAATCCATTTATATCCTCTCGTACCTTCTCCTGAATAAACGAATCATTAAATAAGTCTCTGTTTTCCCTAAGAGCCTTGTAATATTCGGGGACTAATACTGAATCATCCTCATCGTTTATCAAACCTCTGTACTTTAAGAATTTGTCTACATCAGTGCTAATATCTCTGATTGTTTTAACAGTATCCTTACAAAGAACTTTAATTTGGTTTAGATCAAGATTTAAGCTTTGTAGTGGTTGGTAACTTAGTAATACTCTATCCTTAAGTTTTTGATTGTCTACACTATATTTTGATATATTGAAGGTTCTTCTGTACCCGTGTGTGACAGTATTGAAAGCTTTAAGCCATACATTAAAGGCATTATCCTTTCCAAATAGTTCTGTATAACTATCAAAAAATTTGAACTGGCTGACCGTTAAAATACAATCAATTGCAACGCTGCCATCATCATTTAATAATTTTCTTTCTACTCCCCAAGCATCTGTAATAGATGTTTTTTTATGTTCCTCTGCAAATTTAACAATATCAAAAGTGTAAAGATTGCCCTTAAGTCCTGGGATAGCTCTAAACTGAAACGCCGCAGGTACATAGTCTAGATTTAAATCTTTCACCCATCTGAGTACAAGGTTGATATCTACAAGGCCGCCACCGTCGAAAGGCTTTACATTTTCAGTATGCTCCTTAGTTTCAACACTATATTCTGTTCTATCGTCTTCTTTTTTAGGTTCACCAGTCTCCTTATCCTTAATAACTTTGAGAGTCTTTTTATGGATTTTCTCTTGCCCTTTAATGAATTTCTCCGTGACCACATCAAATATCTCTGTAAGATCTTTTGAATAATCCTTTATCACAACGATCTTAGGCATAGTAACAGGTGTTGAATCTGTATTTGCGAGTGCATAATAACTATTAAACTTAGAAAAGGCATTATGATCCATATCTATAGGCATTCCACAAAGTAAGATATCATTCACCTTATTAAATAACTCTTCTTTGATGAAAATTATTTTATTGTTTCTAATATTTCCAGAACTACTCAGGAGTCTTTTAAATCTGTTACCGTTCACCTTTAGAATTCCCTGCGTCTTAAGGTATTTGGTATGAGCATTTGCGTCTACGATAAGTAGCTTTGATAAGAACGTAAATCTTCCTAGGGTGAGAAGTGCTTTGTGAAGATGTTGTATTATGCGAATTACTTCGCCTTCTTTTACCAAAGTTTTTTGCTTTCGGATTTCTTTTTCAGTTAACGTGATCTTGATAATATCTTTCTTTAGCTTTTGACAATCCACATTTAACGGTCTGCGTTCTCTAAAAACATTTGAATTTATTTTAAATTTTACTTTTATATTCTTTTGACCTAATTTTAGAGTTAACACCTCAAACAATTTACTATCTATCTTCATTATTATTCTCCTCCGCTTTTCTATTAATTTTATTTTTTAAAATTATACTTGGGTTCATTTATCCCTGTTGAAATTCAAATTGAAAACCGATACCAACATGCTTGCTTATAGGCATCACTACTTTGTACCAAAAATCCATAGGATAATGATCGCAAACCAAAGGTTCCTCAATTTCGGAAATATTACCTTCTAACATTCTATTCCAATAATTTTTGGTTTTGGTTAGCATATCTTTACCGATAGTCTTTTTTACTTTTGATTTAGTTAATTTCCAACAACTTACTTTATCTTTATCAATAAAAAATAGATTAATGGTTCCATTCGTTGTATTTTCTACAATCTTATAATTTCGTCCTTTATCTGACATTTCTCCAACATAAGATAAATTCCATTTTAAATTGTTCATTTCTTTTTCCTCCAAATTAATTATTTCTATATCGTACGGACTCTAATGCATCATTTCTTGCGTTTAAAACACCCTTTAAATTCCCCATTCCTCTTTTAGTCCAACTAGCACTTTCATTTCTGCTTCACTGCCACCAGCATCTGGGTGCATTTTTTGAGTTGCAAATTTAAACATCTTTTTCATAACCTTCTTCTGCTCTTCGGAGTAGCTTAGATGAGATGATAAGCCAAAACCTGAACTACTATAAGTTTTCTGATATTGCTGATACTGGCGATATTGCCTTTCTTGCTCTTCCTTCTTCTCCTGCTCTTGATGATGTTGTTCTCTCTCTCGCTCCTTCCTACGTTCCTCCTTCTGTTTCTTTATAGTTGCAAGATGGTTAATAACTGCTTTTTTGTACGCCTTACACATTCTTAAGCATTGTTTCTTGTCTAGGTTTTCAAATTCAAATAGTTTACTTATGTCATCGTTGAACATTTTCCAGTCGAATTTACAATTACTACTATAGTCATTAAACATGTCTCGATAATAATAGCATCCTACTAATTTTTCATTAATATAT